AAACAGAATGAGAACACAGAAACACGATTTAAAAGCCAAGATTAAAAAATTTGAAAAAGAGTTGTACGATGCTATTTTAAAAGAAGATGCAACACTACAAATTAGAATTAAAGAAAATTTAGATGTATTAAAATCAACTTTATACAACATACAATAATGGGAACTAACTTTTCACAAGAAACTGCACAGACAAAATTTGATGAGTATACATATAGGATAGAAGCCTTATGTAATAGAATAGAAGAATTAAAAGCACAAATAGAAGTATCACAAATATTTAAACAAAATGGATAGAGAAAAATTATTAGACTTGTACAAGAAGTATGAACTTGAAAAAACAGATGTGTATAAACATCAACACTATGTTATCATCACAAGACAAGGTATTGAGAAAATAGCAGCAAAAGAAAACATTACAATAAACTACGAGGTTGTAAAATGTGAACCAAACTTTGCGGTGGTTAAAGCCTATGCAAAAAAAGAAGATGTAGAAATACAAACATTTGGAAGTGCATTAAAAGGTGCAAGTTATAAAGACGGTAATTGCAACTCATTTTATGTAATGGAAATGGCAGAGAAACGTGCATTGTCAAGAAGTGTTTTAAAGCTAACTGGCTTTTATCAACTTGGTGTTTACTCGGAAGATGAAAGCGATGATTTTAAAAGAAAATAGATATGATAAGCAACGAAATATTTGAACACTACCGAATAAAACAAAGACAGGTTGCAAAGGCTAAAAACCTTTTAAGACTTAATGGATATTCAATTAAAAAAAATACAGAAATTAAAGAAAATAGAATAATTTATAACAAAACACAATATGCAAATAAAACAAGAATTTAAAGATTTAATACCGCCACTTACAAAAGAAGAATTTAAGCAATTAGAAAATAATTGTATGAGTGAGGGTATAAGAGAAAAAATACTTACTTGGAATGGTTTTATTATAGATGGACATAACCGTTTTGAAATAGCTAATAGGTGGGATTTAGAATACGAAACCGAAAGCAAATATTTTAAAGATGAAGATGATGTTAAGTTATGGATGATAGAAAACCAATTTGGTAGAAGAAATTTAAATAAATATCAAAGAACAGTTTTAGCATTAGAATACAAAAAAGTGTATAGTGCAATAGCTAATAAAAAAGAATACGAAAGAAAAACCACTATGCCGAAATCGGCAAAGTCGAATAAAGAACCCATTAGTACAAGAAAAGAAATAGCAAAAAAAGCAGATACATCAAGCGGTACAGTTTCGCAGGTAGAATTTATACAAGAGAAAGCACCAGAAGAAGTAAAAGCAAAATTAAGAACTGGTGAAGTAAGTATTAATGCTGCTTATAAAGAAATTAAAAAAGAAGAAAAGAAAGCTGAATACAAAGAAAAGGTTTTACAAGAAAGGGTAGAAACTAAAGTAAGTGATAACATAAAAAATGGTGATAGCTTAAAAATCTTAGAAACATTAGAAGATGGTTGTATTGATGTAGTTTTAACAGACCCACCGTATGGTATAAGTTATGTTTCTAACCGTTCTATATTTGATGATGCTATTACCAAACGCGGATTGTTAAACGATGGTGAAGAAGAAGCATTTAAATTATTAGATAAGACTTGTGAAATATTACAAAGAAAAACAGCAAATAACGCACACTTATATTTCTTTTGTAGCTGGAGTGTTTTTAGTAATTTTGAAAAAATAATAAGTAAATATTTTACTATTAAAACACCTATTGTTTGGGATAAAGGTAATAAAGGTTCTGGTGATTTAGATAATGATTGGGGCAATCAAACGGAAATAATTTTATATTGCGTAAAGGGTAAAAAATTAGTAAACACAAGACGTGGTAATTTAATAAGTGTAGCAAGGTTGCACACATCAAAAATGGTTCATCCAACACAAAAGCCAATAGAACTTTTGAAAGAAATATTAAAAGTATCTGTAACAGATGATGATTTTATAGTTGACCCGTTTATGGGTTCGGGTAGCACAATTAAAGCTGCCAATGAACTTAAATATAAAAGTCTTGGTATTGAATTAGACAATGAAATGTTTAATATTGCAAATAATTTTATTAATGGATAATTTCAGAAAATTAGAAAATAAATTTTTTAAAGAAATTGAATTTCATATAAAAAAAGCATATCCAAAAATTAATGGTAATTTATTGCCATCAACAGATAAAGAAGATACTGAGCTTTCTTTTGATGCAAAAATAAATGACAAGCAGTTTTCAATAAGAATACGAAAACACAAATATTTAAAATATCCAGATTTAACAATAAGGGCAAAAAGCAAAAACAATGGTAGAACAGAAATAGATAAAATCACAGATGGTTTAGCACAAGTTTATTTTTATGCCTATATGAATAAAGAAGAAAATTTTTTAGTTAAGGTAAGAATAGTTGATGTTGTTTCAATAAGAAAATTAACACAAAAAAATAAATTTAAAAAAAGAAAAAATAATGATGGCACAGAGTTTAATACATATTTGTTTTCAGATATAGAAAAAGAAAATGGTGCTGTTTATAAGTACGATAAATAAAACACGAGGTATTGCGTGTAATGACAATACCAAATTTAAATTATATATTATGAGTGCAATAATTAGCGGTTCTATAGACATCGCAAAACTCCCTAAAGAAAAATTTCTAAAGGGAAAAAACGGAAGTGTTTGGTACAATTTTACCATAGCAGTACAAGATGAAACCAGGTATGGTAACAACGTAGCTTTTATGGATAGCCAAACCAAAGAAGAAAGAGAAGCAAAGGTTGCTAAAACCTATCTAGGAAATGGTAAGGTTGTTTGGATGAGCGACAAAGGAGTTACAGTAGCAGAAAGAGATGACCAACCACAAGCGGTGGCAGAACCAGCAAGTGATGATTTACCATTTTAATTAGCCAATTAAGGGTGTGAGTTTTTAACTTGCACCTTTTTTTTTATATATTTAACGAATGACAGAAAAAGAAACAGAACAAAATATGCTAATGGAGTTTATTGCAGATACTTGCAAGATAGACATTAACGAAAAAATAGATTATCCACCAGTATGTTTAAGCTATGGTGAAAAGGTTTTACAATCAGATAAAGGTGATAGCATCATACCAATCGCTCTTGGCACGTATGGCAATCTTTCAGTAATTACTGCACCACCAAAGACTAGGAAAAGTTTTTTTTGTAGCTTATTAGCAAGTGCTTATTTAAGTGGATCAAACATTTATGGTGGACAAATAAAAGGACATAGAAATAATGGTGATTTAATTTACATAGATACAGAGCAGTCAGATTTTCACGCATCCAAAGTATTTTGCAGACCATTAGATATGGATAGCAACATACCTAAAGACAAATACCACACGTTTGCATTGCGTACAATTAGTTTTAAGGAGCGATTAGAATTTATTGAGTACTATCTAAAGGAACACATAAAAGAACCATCTTTGCTTATTATAGATGGTGTAGCAGATTTATGTGCAGATGTAAACAACATAGAAAAGAGTAATGAATTAGTTAGTGCATTAATGAGATTAAGCCAACAACAAAACGTGCATATCATTTGTGTGATACATCAAAACTTTGGTAGTGCTAAACTTGGAACTGGTCATCTAGGTTCTGCATTAGAGAAGAAAGCTGAAACGGTTATAAGTCTGGAAGCAAACACAGTAAATAAAGATTGGACAACAGTAAAGTGTGGTAGAAGTAGGGGTTACTGCTTTGATACATTTAGCTTTGAAGTAAATGAAAAAGGATTGCCAATAATAGTTGGTGATTTATACGATCCATTAAAATAGATATGGTACAAAAAACAATGATTATAGTTGCTGCAAAGCATAAAGAGTGGGTAGAAATAGTTTTATCCTTTGGTTGTAAACAAGAAACTGCTGAAGATATTGTACAAGAAATGTATTATAAGATACAGCTTAAACTTGCAAAGGGTTTAGATATAATGTACAATGAAAAAGAAATAAACTACTACTATATTTTTAAGACTTTAAGGACATTGTTTTATGATCTAAAAAGAAAAGGTAAAAACATTACTATGGTATCAATGGATGATATTCATTTAACCACATCAGATGTAAACTACCAGGAACCATATGATAAAATACAAGAAGAACTATCTAAAATGTTTTGGTATGATAGAAAAGTATTTGAAATAATAAATGAAGGTGAAAGCATTGCAGAATTTTCAAGGAAAAGTTTAATACATTACTATTCCTTATACAATACTTACAACAAAGTAAAAAGCAAACTAAAAAAACTATTATGAAACTAGGTAACATTATTTATTACATAACTAAATATACTGGTATAAAATACCTGGTAGATAAATACCATAAATTAAGAGGTACTAAATGCAACTGTAATAACAGAAGAAAAAAGTTAAACCAAATAAAAATAGATAGATGGTAAAATTTAACAAAGAAGATTTTAAAAAGTGGAGTGAATTTAGGTCTGAACCAAAAAGCACACTACAACCTAATGAGTTTGAACTTATATGCCATTTGCATAGTGTTTACTATAATCATAAATACCATAAACCTTGCACTTGCAATCCAAAGAAAATAAAGTTATGGATCAAACAACTTAATATAATTTGGAACAATGGGTATTAAAACAATAAATGAGTGGGAAAAAGCTGTTGTATTTTTACTTAATCTTGATGGTTGGGATTTAGAATGGTGTGCTGGTGGAAACAAAATATATGATGCTTTTGGAAAAACACCAAAGGGTGTTGATTGTGTTATTGAAATGAAATTTAGAAAAACACATTACGATGAAAAAATGCTTGAAAAAGAAAAGTATGATAATTTAATGGCTATTGATGATGTTGTAAAATTGTTCTTTGTTAATGACCCTAAAGGTAATTTTATGTATTACTTAAACACTTTGGAGATGCCAAAGCCAGTTAAAAAGTACTGCCCAGATAAAACATTGTGGACAAAGAAAAGACTTTTAAAAGATGTTTACCTACTAAAAGAAAACCAAGCAGTAAGGATAAATATTAATCTTCAATAAATAGTTTTTAAATTTTTTGTTTACAAGCATAATAACTATATTGCATTATGGAAATAAACAAAGCAGCTTGGGAAAAGTTAAGAAAGCAAATAGAATATCACACACAACAAGATAGTGAGATAACTGATGTACATATTAACTACCAAGTAAAACCAGGAAAAAAGAATTATTTAAAACTAAACATAACAATAGACAAATGGGACAAGATAACAGAATAGAAAAATTAGAAACAAGAATTAAGATTTTAGAAGCACAACTAGAAGAAGCACAATCACATACTTACATAGGTGAAACAGATACATTGCATTGTTCAGATGGTGAGTTGTATATTGGTTACGATGATAAAACACTTGTAATGGAAGTAGACCAGCTTTTTAGAGATTTACCAAGTATAATTGGTATGGTAACTAAAGAACAAAAGAAGATGCAAGAAATGCACCTTAAAATGATTAAAGAAGCATTATGATTTTATTAGTAGATGCAGATAGTTTAATTTTTGCAAGTTGCTATCGTAAAAGAGAAACACCAGATGATGAAAAGTATTACACAGACATAGAAGATGCAAGAAATAAGTTTGACCAACAGTTTATGAAAATTGTAAACGACTTAGAAGATAAATACACCATAGACAAAGTATTATGCTTTAGTGGTTCTAAGGGTAACTTTAGAAAGCTAATTACACCAAAGTACAAAGCCAACAGAAAGAAACAAGAACTGCCACCACTATTAAATGAGATGCACCAATTTGTAAAAGAACAATATGATAGCATTTGGGGTTATGGTGTAGAAACAGATGATATGGTTGCAAGGTACTGGAAGCAAATTTCAGATGATTTAGGTAGAGATGAGGTAATGATTGTTTCAATCGATAAAGACTATAAACAGTTTCCTTGCTTATTGTACAATTATCATTATAAGCATAAAGAGATACTAGACATATCAGAAGAAGAAGCTATGTTTAATTTTTATGAGCAATTTATAATCGGGGATAGTGCAGACAATGTGCAATATTTTCTAGGTCGGGGTAGGGTGTTTGCTGGTAAGTATTTTAAAGATTGTGAAACAAAATACCAATACACAAGAAAACTATATGAATTATTTAAACAAGAATACAAAGGTAAGGCAAGACAAAAATACACAGAGTGCTATCACCTTTTAAAATTAAGAACAGAATGAAAATATTAAACCTATATGCTTGTTTGGGTGGTAATAGATACAAGTGGGATGAAGTTGCAGATGTAGATGTTACTGCTGTAGAATTAGACCCAGAGTTAGCAAGACTATATCAAGAAAGGTTTCCTAATGATAAAGTTATAGTTGCAGATGCACATCAATATTTATTAGACCATTATAAGGAATTTGATTTTATATGGAGTTCTCCACCTTGTCCAACACATAGTAAACTTAATTTTTCTTTTAAAAATAGAGAAAATTTTAAAATTAAATATCCAGATATGAAATTATATGAAGAAATAATATTTTTAGATAATTTCTTTAATGGTAAGTATGTTGTTGAAAATGTTATTCCATACTATAAACCATTAATAGAAGCAAAAAAAAGAGGTAGACATTTATATTGGACTAATTTTAATTTACCTAACAATTTGAATGAACGAACAGCACCACCTATAAACTGTAACAAAAAAAGAAAAAAAAATCACATTTTAACAAATTGTATTTTTCATAAAATTGACTTAAAAAATTACAAAGGGAAGCAGTCAAAAGAAAAAATAGCCAACAACTTGGTTGATTACGAAGCTGGTAAAACAATATTAGAAACAGCAATAGGAATAATAAGAAAATCAAATATAAAACAAACTGAATTATTTTAATATGAAAGATAAAATAGTAGAAGATTTAAAAAGAGAGTTTGACATAAGAAGTTGTGTAGGGATAGACAAATACAAAACAACCTTACAAGACAATAAGCACGATGACTTTTTGCAGCACCTAAAAGAAGAACTAATGGATGCAGCTTTATACATACAAAAACTACAAAGTAAATGAATTACAACACAATACTACTAGAAACACCAGAACAAGTAAGTGATTTACTTATTAAGTTATCTGGCATAGATATATACAAACAAACAAGAAAAAACGAATACGTTGAACATCGTGCATTGCTTTGTCATATATTAAGAAACAAACTTGATATGAGGTGGGTAAGTATATCTGACTTTATAAAATCAAAAGGTAAATCATATGATCACGCAACAGCAATCTATGCAAACAAAATGTATCCTATTTATAAGCGGTCAAATTATGATTACTATGATAAACTAGAAAGCCAATTTATGGTTAGGTCACAATTACAATATAGTAGACTATCAAGACTAGAGATTATAGAAAAAAAACACAAAACACTTGAAAAAGATTATTTTAAAGCAATAGAAAAACTAAACGAATTAACAAAAGAAAGTGTGCTAACACAAAACGAAAAGAAATACAGAACACTAGAAGAAGAACAAAAAACAATGTATGATGAAAGAGCAGCTTTAGT